ACTTCGTTAGTTAAATCTAGATATGTAGTAGCCATTATTTTTTATGTACCTTTTGAATTTTAAAATTAGCAGATTTAGTTGCACCTTTGTGAGGTTTGTAACCACCTGCAGGGTCTTTCATTAATTTGTAAGAGTTACCAGACTTCATCCAGTGATAACCTTTAGGTGCTGGAACTTTCATAATTAATTAGCTTTAGCTTGTGGTGTTCCATCATATACTGGTTGACATCCGTCCATTTTAACACCGCCACCATTTTTGTATACCATACGTCCTTTTTTCATAGCTGTTCTTTTTGGTCCACCGCCATATCTTAATTCTCTTCTAGCAGCTTTATTTCCTTTATAATCCATTTTTTATCTCCCTGTGTCTTAAAAGTTGGAGAGGTCAATTAAGACCCCTCCGATTTGATTATTAGTCAATTGTATAGAAAGCTTTAACCATAGCATCATCTCTAAGTACTTTTGCACCATAGACATGTAAACCTCTAACAATATCACCAAAAGAACTAGGGTCTCTAATTACTTCTGTTGATAGAATTGTGTTAGCAGTTGCTGTGGATGAAATATGACCAGCTAAACATTGACCTGTAGCAGTTGAAACTGAAGGTATATTGTTTGACTTGTACATATCAAAGCCTCTTAATTTTCCACTTGAAACTAAACCATTTCTGATTGAGCCTTGACCAGCGTTAAAATCTACTGATAATAACTTAGAACCACTTTGTGATAGTTCTTCGTAGAAATCAGGAGATGCAACGAACCATCTGTTTTCTTCTGGAACTGATTGGTCGTCAAGAAGTCTAGCCATTCTAGCCATTAAGTCTAGAGGGTCAACTTCAGAAGCGACACCTAAGTCTACAGAAGCAGTTGTTTCGCCTACACCACCAGTACCAGCAGCAGCATCAGCACCGATGACATGGTCAGGTGCAGAAGCAGACACGCCTGAGAACATTGTAGAAAGTACAGCAGCGTCATATGAATCTTTTAAAGAGTAAGCTGCAGAGCTTGAAGCTACTTCTTTAAAGTTTACATGTGACATATTTGTTTCAATATCATCTACGATGAATTTGAAAGCTTTAGCACTATCAACAACCAATGTAATCTCTTGGTCTGTTAGTTTAGTTTGTGTTGTGTCACTACCTCTTGTGTAATCATACACAGTAATGGTAGGTTCCTTGATAATCTTTACTGAGTCTCCGTAGGCAGAAATCTCACCAGCATAGTCGGTGTTAGTAATAGCTTCTACAACCGATGCCTTTCTAAAGAAGTTTAGAACCTTTTTAGAGTATATCGAAGGTAGGAAGAAACTATTAGTTTGTCCAGCTACGGAGTTAGCAAAGTTAGCATCGGTATCAGTTGCGGGTTCAAAATATTGAGCCATGATACATTCTCCTTGTAGTTAAATATAGTTTACTTTACGATTCTGCCTTCTTGCATAGCGTCACTGATTTCACTTTCGTATCTATCAAACTCATCTATACTCATGGCAGCAATCTCCTTTTCAGACCATATTTTCTTTTGCTTTGGTTCTACACTTGTAGTTTTTGTAGAAACCATATCTGCAGCAGATTGTCTAGTCTGTTTAGAAGATGACTTAGTCTTTGTAGGTTCAATACCAAAATCTTTTTTAAACAAATCTAAAGCACGTGAGGCTAGGTCAGCATCATCAGCATTATTGTATATCCAATCTTGAATAGACTTAGGCTGTTCTTTTGCCCAACCATGAAAGTCGTCACTGTTTCTGATATCTTCAAAATCAGGATGTCTTTCCATTAACCTTTTTTCTGCATCTTGTCGTATTAACTGTTGTTCTCTTTCTTGGAGTTTACTAAGGCGTTCTTCTAGAACTTTTGCTTTAGACTCCGATTGTAAATGTGCAACGGTTTCTACAACTTCATAAACATCAGGATATTGATTCTTAAATTCTTCGAGTTCTTCTTCAGTTTTTGGAGCCTTATATTCAGTTCTATTTTTAGTAGCTTCTTCTATAAGTTCCTGTTCTCTGCTTTTAAACTCATTAAGTTTCGCATCATAATGTTTTTTTAAATCGTCATACCTTTTTTTGTAATCTGGTTTTTTGTAAGGAGTATCCTTTTCAATTTCCAAATTTTCTTTTCTAACACTTCCTTCAGCATTTACTTCAGTTATGTCATCGGTATCAAACAATTTATTTCTGTCAGTTGGTTCTTCAAAGAAGAGACCATCATCTGCAGATTTAAAAGGTTTATCTTCACCTTGGTGCCAAGTTTTTTTTGCGTTATAAGGATTTGGCATCTCCTCTTTTTGGACTGTATTAGTCATTTTCTTTTCTCCTACTCGGGGCTTCGTTTAACAAGGTAGCTGCGTTTGTCGACTATGCAGGGCTTGTTCTTGTAAAGGTAGCCTTTTGGTTTAAATATGATAAAGGGCTGAGTAATTAATTCAGGTAGCTTTATCGTTATAATGTTTAGCTTCTAACGTAATCAGAAGAACCTTGAACCATTCTTTTCTTTAGTTCATCTTCAGCAACTTCATCCTCTTGGACAATTCCTGAACTTAATAAAGATTTAGATTCATTTTCTTCTGGACTTCCGCCCATTGCTAAACCTTGTCTTTCATCTGCTTTAGCTTCAGCGTCTTTCATCATAGCCATTAAATTGTCAGCTCCGATTTCTTCTACAGCTTTTGCAGTAAAGACAAATTCTCCATCAGATAACCTTGCCGGTATACTGTCAGAGACTCCTGAACCCGGACCTTCAACAGGACCGGACCCAGCAAATTCTTGAGCAACGTCTATTACTTTATCAAATAGCATAGCTAGTTCCTCATCTTGTTCTAGTTTGGACATAAGCATATCTTCTTCTTCTTCTGTTAATGCTTCTTCCATTATAAATTGTGTATAGTTATCTTCCATTTTTCCATCAGGTTCCATTTCAGATTCCATTGGTGGTGTCATTACCATTGTCATTTGGTCATCTATAGGCATAGGTCCACCTTCTTGAGCTAACATTCTTTCGACAACTTCAGGTACTTCTTCAGCTAAAGCTTCTAATCCTTTATTAGGAAGTTTAACCTCTTCTCCGTCTTTATATTTTATTCTTACTTCGTTGTCGTCTTGTAACATTTTACTTCTCCTTTGCTCTTCCTATGTTAATAGCAAACCAATCAATAATTTTATAGGCTTTACCTACTAAGTTATCATCAAGTGGTGTAGGTGTTAATGCAGCTATCATTGAGCAAATTGATATCACCCAAGGTACTACGCCTATTATTTTCATAATTGTGTCTAATAAATCTAACATACTATATTTCCTCTTTTCTAGTAATTGCTTCTTTAACCTGTAGGTCCAACTGCCCTAGGCGTTCCAGAAAATTCACTTTCCCCTGCAACCGGTACATTTCCTGTTCCGATGTTGCCACCACCAGTGCCTGTAGCTCCAAGTTCTTGAGGTTGTTGAGGTGTTCCTTGAATGCCTCCCATAGCTCCTTGTTCCCCACCAACAGGTTGAGCCTCTTCGCCAATTGTTTGTCCAGCATTTTGCATTCCTATTATTTGTGCCATTATTGCAGCTTCTTCAGGGTCATTGAGTATTTCATCAGGGTCTAAATCTAAGCTGTAGGCAAGTTCACTTACGAGTTTAGAAATCTTCACAAACGGTGCAATAGCAGGACTTTGTGCAGTTTGTAAGAACATAGTTAATCTCTGACTTCTTACTTCTTTTTGCATCAAGCTATTTGTACCAGTAGCTTTAACTTCTAAATCACCTTTAACATCCAACTCATCTTCTAGGAATTGCATGTTCCACTGGAAATAAGATTCTCCAAGTGGCTTCAATAAAAAGTCATCAAGGTTTTTGATAACTGTTTTAATATTTAAACTTGATGCTCCTAATAACATAGACATACCAGAAGCAGTCCTTGTCATACTTTGAACACCTGTTTGTCCGTGTGAATAACTAGGTATACCTGTTTGTTCGTCTGCAAGTTGTCTAAACCTATCAAACATCATCATGTTCTCTGGTGCTGTATTAGGAAACTTCAAACCGTGTATAGCTTGTCCCGGCATTCCAGCTTGTCTTCTAAATATTTTACCCGGATATATTTCCATTGATTGTCCACCAACTAAAGCAGACTCATCTACATCAAATACCAAAGAACCAGCCATTGCTAAATTATCTATAGCCATTCTTGCATGACCGTTCATAATCTGTTGACTGTCATCCATATTCTCTGCTACACCAATACCAAAGAAGTTATATGGATTTCTTTCGTATGGGAAAGCATGATAAGGTATTCTGTATGGAGTAAATGGATTTATTACAGCTCTTAAAAGTTGGTCTCCACATATCCATACGTTTACTTGAACTTCATCTAAATCATCTATATCATCATCAAGTTCAACACCTACTTCTCTAGCGTACTCTGCATCCATCATACCCCAGTACTCAATAACTTCAAAGTTATTATGATATGCTTCATCCATTCTAGCATCATCTTTTAGAGAAGATTCAAAATCTTTTTCTACATAGTTTGGACCCATTTGAATACAAGCTCTAATTGCATCCTCATCAAAGTAAGGCATGTTACGTAATTGCCTTAATTGACTTCTGTTCATTTTGTGTCTATGGATAACGTATTCACATTCATCCATATTTGTTGCTGATGGGTCAGGATAAAAATCCCAGCAACTTACAAATTCTATTCTTGGTACTCTAACTTCAAGTGGATTATAAACTCTATTACCTTCTTCGTCTGTATCCCACTTGTGAAGTTTCTTATTAAAATTAAAAGGTCCTTTAACAATACCAGTACCTAATAAAGCTGCTTCAAGTAAAGCATTACGTATTTCTGAAGAACCATTAGACTCATCTATTTGGTCATGGATAAGTTTTTCCATTCTTCTTGCAGCTCTTTGTGCAGGAGATAACTCTATTGCCTGTGGGTCAGGACTTGTACCGTCTTTTAAAATTCCAGCAGCTTCAGCTTTATCTTCAAGGCTATCTTCAAATATACCGTTGTAAAAACTAGCACCGGGTTTTAAAGTTCTACCATCTCCTTCGTAACCAACATCATAAGGGCTATCTATTCTGTTACCAATATCATCTGGTATCTCACCTTCTGTAGTTTCTATTCCCGGTACAGGATTAGAAGTATCAAGGTGTGCATAATCTGTTTCGCCTTCAGGTATTTTAGTTTCACTAATTCCTATTGGAAACTTACCTGTACCAAAGATAACATCAACAAGTTGACCAAAAGCAGCTAGTACTTTTGTTTTGGTTATCTTTACAAAAACTCTAGATTTTTCAGAGTCT